GTACCTTCTGTACCTGGTGCTACTTCTTTGTAGTCTTCTGGTAATTCTTCTACATATTCTGTATCAGAAATACGATCGTCAATTATTTTGTTTTCGTTTACTTCAAAATCTTTTATTTCTTCCATAATTGGACCTCCTTTATTTCATTTTTTGAAGATTATGACCTATATCATAAACACCACCAGCTATTAGACCACTAACGGCTATAGCTGTACTAAAATCTTTAGTTATGATCCACTCAATAGCGGCTACTATAATACCTATTAAGATATTTTGTATTGGTATTAGATTATTATTAAACCATTTTACTTTTTTTGCAATTAAACCGCATATAAAAGTAACTACCATAGTAACCACCGCAATTATAGCTTCTAAAGTCATTATTAACACCTCCTTTATCTATGAGCTTGTTTTACTAAATAAGCTTCAATTTCATTTATAGACTGGGTAACGGGCCCGTTGCAGCCTTGTTCTTTTAAACCTTTAAGGCAAGCTAACTGACCCTTTAATAATAATGCGTTTTCCTCTTTATTCGTTTCACTGGCTATTTTTAACTCTTTAACTCTTAATTCTAAGTTATCAATTCTATCTTCTATCTTAGATTTATACCATTTAAAAACGGCTATAAAAAAGCCGCTTATAACTGTTATTATTCCAATAGCTCCCGCTATTTGTCCTAGAGTTATATTTTCCATTACTAATTATCTTCTTCCGTAGGCTTAGTAGGGAATTCTACATCATACGGAAAACCTTTTTGTTTAGTAATGTCCCTTAAAGCTTGTCTATATTTAGCCATTTCTCCAGAAGTGAGATTTTTTAAAGAAGAAATAAAGTCTTTAAATGCTGTTAACAAAGTTGTAGCTGATATAGTATCTGGTAATTTTAAACCAGCTCTATCAAATATCATATAACTATCACTTTCAGCTAATAATTGATTTCTTATTTCCCTTACTTTAGCTGCGATAGTATCTTCATATTGTTGTTTAGCTAGTTTTTTCCATGTTTTGATGTTGTCTTCAATATATGACTCTAAATCTTCTCTATAAACAATATTTATAGGGTTTTCATAGTAAGTATATATTGTTTGTTCTGTTCCGTCGTCAGATGTCCTAGTTTCTTCTGTTACATTGTCAAAAAAAACAACCTCTACTAGGTTGTCTGACTGACTTCTTATTTCATAGTCGTTAGGTTTTATTGTGCTTTCTACCTTTTTTACTTTCATTTCTAATAACCTCCTTACACAATTTATAATCTACATACGGCTTTATGTACTTCTGTTGGTAATTATATGAATTACAATGTTTCAACCAACCACTATAGCTAAGCATGGCCGCCGCGTCGTGATATGTAATTCGATCTTTCTTAGCCATTTTCTTAGCACGCCTTTTTATTCTCAAGAAGTTACTTCGTCTTAAAGTAGTATAGCCACGATAAAAACGATAACCTAAGAAATCTAAAGGCCTAGACTCAGTTTTAAATAATTGCCAGTTTTCTTTAATAATCAACTTTTCATTTTTTAAAAATTCGTCTATAGCATATTTAACTTTTCTAAGTTCTTTCTTGTTGTTTGAAAACAATACCATGTCGTCCATATAACGTACATAATATTTAATGTGTAATTGTTCTTTTATAAAGTGATCTAGGTCTTGTAAATAGAAGTTCGCAAACCATTGACTGGTATAATTTCCGATAGGTAGACCTTCTTTACTACTATCGATAATTAAATCAATAAGAAATAAAGTATCTTTATCTTTTATTATTTTACGAAACTTATTTTTTAATACTTGCTTATCAACGCTAGGGTAAAACTTTTTAATATCAAGCTTTAAACAATATTTAGTATATTTCTTATCTTGTATTAAGATCTTTTTAATATGTCTCATACCACGCATGATACCTCTACCTTTTATGCTAGCGCAACAAAACTCATACATACCCTTCAGAAGTAAGGGCTCTAATTGTAGCATTAAAGCCCAGTGTACTACTTGATCTGGGTAGAAATGAGGTTTAAATATAATACGTTCTTTTTTATTTGCTCCGTCTTTTATTTTCATTTCAACATAAGGACTAGGTCTAAATGTTTTATCAATTAAAGACTTTTGTACTTGCATAGCATAATAAGTGGGAGAGTCAAGTATTTTTTCAACACTTTTTCTTCCACTTTTTCCTTTAGAAGCGTGATATATAGCAGCCTCAATATTGCTTAATTTTATGATATTTTGATAAATGTTACCTTTACGTTTCATATAATCTGGTCCTTCAATTCTTATATTTGCCTGCCGCTTTTTCGAGATTTACCTACTAGAGCAGCCCAGAACGACTAATTTTTAGCAAGCGCTAAGGAAAATGATGTGTAAGGAATTAAATGTATAAGTAGTCGAGCTCCGTAGTTTGAGTTAGTAGTCGAAGACGCAATATTCGTATTCCAATACCACAAGCCACAATAAGTAGAGTCATGCCACATACCGCCGACACGAGCCTAACAGCAAGTGCACCACAGAGTACACATCAGATCCCTAAATCTTAATATAAGTGGTCGAGCTCCGTTGTTCGCACTGTAATTCGAAGACGCATTGTTACAATTCAAACACCACAAGCCACAATAGGTATCATTATTCCACCTACCGCCGACAAGAGCTGAAAGCGATAGAACAACCGAGCGTACACATCAATTCCCAATTCTTAATATAAGTGGTCGAGCTCCGATCGTAGCGTTAACGTTCGAAGACGCATTATTCAAGTTCCAATACCACAAGCCACAGTTAGACGTGTTCGTCCAAGCACCGCCGACAAGAGTAAAGAAAAGTCCACGACCGAAGTACACACACCAAGTCCCTATAAGTAGTCGAGCTCCGATGTTACCATTAGCGACCGAAGACGCGTTATTCATATTCCAATACCACAAGCCACAAAGAGAATTATCGGGCCAAGCACCGCCGACACGCGTCAAGACAAAACATCGAAACTACACATCAGATCCCTAATTTTTAAATTTAGCGGCCCCGACTACAGTCGGTTATATTAAGTTTCTTTTTATGGGAGGCTGGCCGCCCCCAAACCCCCGCTAACTGGTTTTAAGAAGTCGAGCTCCGACCGCAGCGCTAACGCCCGAAGACGCATTACTCAAGCTCCAAAACCACAAGCCACAGTAAGACGTGAGCGACCAAGCACCGCCGACAAGAGCTATTCTCTTATCACTAGCAGTCCAGTAATAATCAGTCATATAAGTAGAACTACTACCGTTTACATCAGTAGGAAGACCTACTAAAGGGTGTTTTGGATCATAACCTAAAGCTGTAATATAACTACCACTTGTAGAACTATTTACATAGCCTAGTTTTTGATAATCTCCGTCGAACACATCTGACGCATAAGTACTAGGGTTATAATTGATATAAGCTTGATAATTATTTATATTGATACCGTCAAAGAATTGCCATACATTACCCCACAAATCTTCCATACCTCTATAAACAACAGATCCTTTATCTGTACCAGTTTCGCTACCAGACTTCATACCTAAAGCATTACAACCACCACTATTTTTAGCAGCTGTATTGCCCGAATTAGTCCAACCAGGACCTATTTTAGACTGTATATTATAATCTGCATATTCTACTAAATAAAGTAGTTGTATTAAGAAATAATGCCAGTCTAATTGACTCCAACCATTACCTAAGTTTCTAGCATAGCCTCTAAATTCTGCTATAGTCTTATTAGTAAATGGAGCTTGTCCGCTACGGCTATATACTCCAGAAGCAGATCCAGACATAGTATAACGTCCGATCATAAACTCATCGCTCTTAACAAAGCCGTCGAGATTATCTTTAGAAATTAAAATATATTCGTAGCCGTCTGATACATAGCGCTTATAATAAAATTCTGGTATTTTAGTCATTACTTGTATGTTACTACCACCAGTAAACGTAAAATTAGCGTCTCCATAATACGCAGTAATTTGCTTAGTAGAATTATTATAATCTACTGTAATTATATCGCTCCATGGGTATATACTATCGAAGTCATTTCTTACAGCTGAGCTAATAGTTCTTACTTGAGCGTTAGCTACTAAACCTACAGAGTCTTTTATTCTCTCCCAAGCTGACGATTTAGACCTTAGAGAACGTCTAACGCCATATACTTTACTTAAATTGTTCGTTTTCTTATCTCGAACATTTATTACACCTAACATATTAACTTACCTCCAATTCTAAATTAGATACTTGATAAGTTACTGTTACACCTATATCGTCTAAAGGTAAATCGCTAGTAGCAATTTTAAAACCTCCGTTATATGAGTTAACCATACCGTCATTTAATTTAGTCTGATTATTAAGATCTAAATTAACATTAACTAAGGTGTTAGATGTAATATCACTATCAATTATATCATATTCATATAAATTAGTCTCGTTATTTAACGCCCAATTTACTACTTCTAGTGTAGTAGTGTAACTTTTTAGACCACTATCTACTATTTGATTTATATTTTGAGCTAGATGTCCGGCTGCGTCAGAGTCTAATTGCCCCTTAATTCTATTAAACCAATTCGTAAACTCTGTTTGTTCTGTTGCTATATACTCCTCAAATCTAGCATATAATTGATCGTATATTGCTTCTGTATCTAGTGTTTTTACAGTAGAAGCAACAACACCGCAGACGCTTTCTTCAAGCCTAGTGTCTCTTATCATTGACTGAGTAATAGACGTTACACCAGCTGCAATAGATACCTCAGCTAGTTTTAAGTCATACACAGTAGAACTTCTTACTAACGCTGGAGCGGTAGGGTTTTCCGCAAATGTTCCTTTGATTATTTGAGCTGATATTAACCTATTAGTTAAATCTAATCTAAGTACAACATTATCTATACGGTTTAGCATACCGTCAGCGTTATCGATAGTTTTTTGCAATTCAGCAGTATTAGTATAACGATAACCTTCGATATTAGCGTCTCCAGCTTCAATAGTTACTGACATATCGTTATTAGCTACAACCCTTAATTCGTTGTTAAAAATACCATTAGTAAAGTATTTAGCTAAATGTCTAGCAAAATCTTCGGCGAAATAGACTCTATCTCCGTCAATATCGTTAAAGAAATTAAACTTTTCCATATTTTCCTCCTTTATTCATTATTAAAAGTTTCTGCTACTGGTGTACCGTAAGTAGGTATTACTTCGTGTTTTCCTTTTTCGATTACTTCTTCTACTTCGGTAATTCTTTGTTTTTGTACCATACTCCAACTTTCTTTTTTGATATTAACAATATCTCCCAAGTCCCAATATTGCCTATAGTGCATTGAGTGTACTGTTGCCTCAAAAGTTTCGGTTGGATCTGTTAGAGCTTCTTTACCTATATCGTCTAATATAGCGTTATATTGAGCTGGTGTTAAATCTGTGTTGCTTTCACTTTTAGCGTCAACGAATATTTCTCGCTTATCAAAGTCGTGAGTATTACTATCAATAGTCTTAACTTCTCTAAGTATTCTAGCTTCGTCTTCGCCAGCTCCTCCAACTAGAACATCATTAACCATATTTTTACGGGTATATGTATATTCGGAAGCGTTTAAGTTCGATTTATCTTCGCTAAATTCATAACGAGTATTTATACTTTGTTCTTCCGTTCTATCTTTACCAACATAATTGACATATTTATATCGTTTATTAGCTATATCTAATATAATCTTGCCGCCTATGTTAGAAGCTCTCGATAATTTCTCGTGAAATGTATATACGTTTTTATACGTACATTGAAAGTCAACATTTCCACTTTGTATAGAACTAGATGTAATATCTAATTTACTAAACGGTGTCATACTTGTTAATAGTCTATTAAAACCACCTATAAAACTACCGCTATAGTTAATACGACTCTTTATAATACGTCTTTTTAATAATGAAAGTAAAAAGCTACCATAAACTGTTATAGTAACTTTTTTATCTTTTTCCGTAAATTTCCAAGACTCTATTATTCCGGCTTCGTCGTCTTCCGATAAATCACTACGAACAATAATATTGTCATAATTTAATAATCTTAAATTATTAGCTGTAGGGCTTAATGATAGCTCAAACTCTCCAGTTTCAAAATATTTACGTCTCCAACGTAAGGAACCGTAGCTATCTATAACTCCTAAAAAGTTTAAGTCTCTATCATAAACCTTTAAAAATATTTTTTCCATTATACCGCCTCATATTCTGGTAAATACTTAATAGTTGTCTCTAAACTGTCCTCGCCACTATCTGCGCCACTTCTAAAAGTATTTTCTCCCGGTGGTACTTGAAGATATTTACTACCATACATCATTAAATAATTGATGTTTTCTTCTTCTCCGGTGGAAGCTTTAGTATAAATAATATTTTTATTATCAGTATTAGTAGTGATTACTATTTGATCGCCCGCTGACATTTCAATTTCTATTTGTATTATATCTCTTGTGTCTACATTGAATAAATAAGGGTTAACTACTGTATCATTAGCCTTAAATATAATTGTCATACCATATTCAATATCAGTTTTATTCTCAGTAGTTCCCATAGATGTATTATTTTTAGTTCCAAACACTATACCTTCGTTTATAGGTATTTGTAAAGGAAATTTAAAACCAGCGGTCCACGTAGCCATAGATATTATAGTCTCAGCTATATCAGAAAAACGAGGGTTAGGACATACTAAAGATATAGTAAAATCTTTTGTATAACCTTTTTTTTCTGGTATTTTTATGTCTTCTACAACACAAGTAATTTTTCTTTCAATATCTCCCTCATAATAATATAATGTTCCTTCTGTATTTAAAGGAAACATATCATATAATAAAAGTCTGTTTTTTTGTATGTCTTCTGTAATAGTACCTCTAATCAGTAAGTTTCTTTCTCCGATACTGGTACCGTTCCATGTTGTACCTATACCGTAAGCAGATCCTATACTATTAACAGTACCAATTACTTCATGAAAGCCGTCGCATAAACCTAAAAGAAAAGGCGGCTCATACGTAAACTTTATTGATTTACCTTTGTAATTAGTATATTTTAAAGTTCTTTCCATATAATCACGCCTTTCCATACTTTAAGTTATATTCTTGATAAGCTTTTCTTGTTTGTCTTGCTACTTCTGCTGGAGACAATTCTTTAGGAGAATTAACAGTTAAATTAAATATATTATTAACTTCGTTATTAGTAACGGCTGCTTGTTGATTATTATATTCTTTGTTTTCGTCAGCTGTTAAAACACGTTCTCCTTTATGTAGTAGTGCTGGCATTTCGTCGTATGGTACATATTCCATACCAACACGTAATTTTTTCAATAAACTAATATTTAAACCTTTACCACCAACACCTGGTACCCAGTCTGGGATCTTAATTTTATTAAGTCCTTTAATAAAAGTATTGATACCGTCAATTATAAAGTTAATAGGAGCTTTAAATATTCCGGCAATAGTAGAAATAATACCACTAAATATTTGTTTAACTCCTTCCCATGCTTGACGCCAATTTCCAGAAAAAACACCTTTAATAAATGTTATTATTCCGTTTAAATACTTCTTAACACCTTCAATAATAGGTTGTAGTGCTGAGAAAGCTCTACCAAAAGTATTAGTTAAGACGCTAGCTGTTACGTTTAATGCTGTTTGTAATGGTGGTAAAATAGCATTTATTATCATTGTTAATAGATTTATTATAGGAGGTAAAATCATATTTATTAAATCAATTAAAGGTACTAACAACGCCATTAAAACATCAATAAACGGTTGTAATAATTGAAAAATAGGTTGTAATAAAGGTAGTAAAGGTTGAATTAAACTAAGTAATAGAGGTAATATTAACTCTACTATTTGCATAATAGGAGGTAAGAGCATATTTAACAGATCTATTATTACTGGCAATATAGCCTCAATAATCTGTGTAATAAATGGTAAGAGCTGATTTATTAACTCTATCAGTATAGGGAAAATAGCTTGTGCTAAGTCCATTAGAGGAGGTAAAAGACTAGATAATAGATTACCTAGTATAGGAGCAAGAGTAGATATTAAATTTTGAATAGTAGGCATATTTTGAATAATAAGATCAAGTACTTGTTGTATTACTGGTATAAGTGAGCTCATTATACTATTAAATAAACCGCCTAAAGCTTGTTTAATATCTGATAAAGTGTCGCCAAATACAACACCAGCATTTACAGCGTCTTCACTCATAACAATACCTAACTCGTCAGCACGATTTTTTAATTCGTTAATTCCTTCTGAGCCTTCCGCTAATAGAGGTTTCATATCAGTAAATGCTTTACCAAATAAATCAGTACCTATAGCTGTAGCTTCTGCTGTGTCTCCCATATCTGCTAGTCTAGCTATAGTATCGTTATAAATATCGGTTGTGCTTCGCATTGTACCGTCAGCATTTTTAACAGATACTCCTAATCGTTCGAACATTTCGGCTGATTTTGAATTTCCTTCGCTGACTTCTCCTAAACGATCATTTAATTTTTTAGCTGATTTCTCTAAAGAAGATAATTCGACACCACTTTGTCCGGCTGCATAATTAAGTCGTTGCAATTCTTCTACTTGTAAACCAGTTCTCAAACTTGATTTATCAAAAGTATCAGCAGTATCAGCTGTTTTATTAGCTAAAGCCATTAAACCACCAACAGCTGCTGTAGTTCCAGTAACTATTGCTGCACCCATTTTTACAGCCGATTTAGCCATAGATCCAACAGACGAAGCAAAACTTTTTTCTGAGTTTTTACCTTTATTGGTAGTATCGTCTATTGATTTATTAGCTTTCTCATTATCAATAAAAATAGAGCCATACAAACTAAAAATACTAGCCATTATTAACACCTCCTAAGCCATAATCTTTTAATATTTCTTCTGCGCTTCGCATTTTTTTGACTGGCTTATCAAATTGAGGTACAAAAGTATCTTTATTAGATATTTCTTTTACTATTTCGTTAATTAGTTTAGGCAATTCGTTTTCTTTTTTTATAGCATTTTCTAAACATTTAACAAATAAAAAAGAGGATCTACCTTTAAACCTTTCGACACCTCCATAATGCTTATACATAATTCGTAGGAGTTCCGCAGTTCCAATTCCTACGCTATAGATAAAAAATCTTTTACACCTTCAAGTTTTGATATGTCCTTTAAAATAGACATAACATCTTCTTCTTTAGCTTTCTTAATAGCTTCCTTTTTAGCTAATTCGTAAGTCTCAGAGTTTTCGTATTCTTCTTCGTCTTTTAGATAACCTTTATATGTAGCTATAAATGTATAAAACTCTTTCTTACATTTATATATTTTTGTAAAGATCATCATTATTAGTTGTTTTCCTAACTCCTCGTTGTCTTTTTGTTCGTCTCCCGTATTTATTTCAAGAGATTTTATTTCTTCTGATATTCCCATTTTGTCTATAATTTCACTTAACATTATTAAATATTCTGTTTTCATTTTTTACCTTCTTTCTATTATTCTCCTTTTGTTATCGCTCAAATAGAAAACAAAAGGAGAATAAATTATTTTATTTTATTCTCCGTTTTCTTCACTTGAATTACTATCTGGTGCTACTGGGTTAGTAACACTATCTTTAATAGTATATAATTTACTATTATCAGAAATAGTATAATGTGGTATAAGTTCTAAGTTATACTCATTTTCTGCTTTAGGCGCAGCTTTATAAGTGAATGCTCCTTCATGTAAACCATAGTTAAATGTAAGGATCTTGAACGTACCGTCTAACATACTTGTAATTACATCGATAGTTTCTAAATATTGATCTTTTGAAATAGGACCGAAGTCTCCTTGAGTGATTACACCGTTGTTGTCAATTTCAGCATTAGGTAAACCGTACATTAAGTCTTCTTGTCTACAACATAAAGATACTACTTTAATTGTTGCGTCTTCTTCATCTTTTACTTGCATACCAGCTGTTTTACCACGACGTCCGTCAAACTCTATGTCTCTTATAACTGGTGTGATAGTTACTTCTGCACCACCACGAGTAGGACCTAAAACTCTTTGTGTTTCTTTACCTAAGTTAATAACAACAAGTCCTTCGTCAATTTGTATTTTCTTAGTGTCAGCTTCAGTAAAAACTTTTAACATATCAATTCCTCCTTTTAAAATATTCTTACACTAAAAGTTATTTTCTTTTTGATTAACTCATATTCTGGATCAGATATTGGTCGTTTACTTTCAAAATATACAACGGCCTTTGAATTACTAAATATATGACCGTCTAATATATTTATCAGTTTCTCGATTTTTTCCTCTAATTTTAAACCTATAGGTTCGTCGTTAGACCATATCATTATATCGAAATAACATAATATACCATATCTTAAATCTGTGTCGTTAGGATCACTAATAACACCATAAGGAAACTTAGCTTTTTTAGAAGCTTCCTCATAATATACAGTAAAAATATCTTGATTATTTATAAATTCTTGTAAATCTATAAAAAACTTACTATCACTAGGCATCTTCTGGCTCCTCACTTTCTTCAATTTTTCCGCCAGCGGCTTCTATAGTTTTATTTAATTCCGCTAAAAAAGTCTCTTGTGCGGCTCTTATTTCGTCAATATTATCAAAAACACTATTTCTTAAAGTAGACTCTCCTCTAAGTCCTGGGTGAGTAACAGATTTACCATAATCTATGTTACCGTCTGTTAGAGTTTTTGCATTTTTAATACTTATAATATGACTGTTAACACCGAACTCTTTCCAAGCTGGGTTAGCATGCGACGGCTTTTTACCTTTCTTTTTTGCTGTGGCCTTAGAATAATAACCAATTTGTAATTCGGGTTGTCCCGTCATACGATCGATTTTAGCCCAAGAGCCAACTTGTTTAGAAAGAAGGCCAGTACGTTTTTTAGTATTTTCTCTAACAGCTTTACCAGCCACTTTACCAGAAGCTCTTAAAGCTGATTTTGATAATTTAACCATTGTTGTTTTAACTTCGTGTGATGTATCTATAAACTTAAACTCCGATTTATTACTACTCATGATTATTAGCTAAACCCGTCAGAGTTATTTCTGTCTTTTCAGAGTCAACTTCATAAGAACGTAATATTTTATACAATACGCCATTATATTTAGCGTGTGTATGTAAATCTTCGTTAAACTCTATAGTTCTAATTTCAAAGCATTTTTCGGGCTTGAAGCCTGCAGCTTGCGCTTGATAGAACTCGCTTCTTTTTACTGATATTTTATTGGCATATACTTTAGTTTCTTTATAAGAACGGTGGGGACGATTTAATTTATCAAAAGTTTCTACTTCTTCACATAAATATAAAATATCACTCCACATCTTTTGACTCCTCACTTTCATTTATGTAGGCGTCAGTTAATGCTAACTCGTTCCTAAGTGTTTCATAAGAGGATCTAAACTTATCATAGTTTTTATTATCTAAACCAAACTCAGCTTTACAATAACAAAAGATAGCCATTTTTATTAGACTATCTTTTGTATCGTTAGCTTTATTAGAAGTAATACCGTTCTTTATTAAATCTTTTTGGCAAGCTTTAATAAGATTAGTAATTTCAGTATTTATTACTGTATCGTCTACAGTAATACGTAAAATACCGCGAACTTCTGTTAAAAGTTCTGTTTCATTATTATTTTGACTATCATTAGTCATAGTATCACTCCTTTACATTTTAATTATTATTTTGTTTTATTAGTTTTGTCTGAGTTTTGATTAGCTTTTAAAGCTTCAACTTCTTTTTTTAATTCTTCGTTTTCGGCTTTAATAGTATCGTTCTCAGTTTTTAAGCTTTCATTTTCAGCCTTAACTGTATCATTTTCGGCTTTAATTTCTTCATTTTCTTTCTTAATATTTTCTACTTCTTCTAAATCTTTATTATCGTCTGTATGAGACACATATTTAACAAGAGAGTAGTCAGAAGAAAGAAGCTCGAAAGCTCTTTCTTCTTCTACTGTTATTTCTTGATTTTCTTTATATTTTACAGAGTTATCGTATTTATCTGTAAAATCTCTACGAGCTTTTAGAGTATAAGTTCTCATTAGCCTTGTACCTCATTGTTAGTAGAAGTAGCACCAGTAATAGTAAGAACTGCGAAAGCTTTAGAGTCCATAACGTGACCGTCTCCAAATGCTAAAGCTCTATGAACGATCATTCCTTCTGAGAATTTTTCGTGTTCTGAACTAGCAACTTGTGGAGCCATGTTATAGTTATACCAATATCTTTTACCATAACCAAATAAGATTTTTCCTTTTGGAGCTTCATCAGAAATGATAACTGGTTTCTTTAATAATGTTTCGTTAGCGTCGTTATAGATAGGGTGTCCGTCTTCGCCAACCATACCTTCTATTAAATTATGGAAAGTATCAGTATTTACAACATAGCTAGCGCGTTTACCATAAGCTCTACGTATTTTACCTTTAATAGCAGCTAAAGATTTATGACCAAAATCAGCTAAAGCTACTGTCATCTTTTGATTTTCTGGTAATTCTTTAGTAAATAAACCTTCTGCTTCGTTTGTACCAGTACCAGTCATAACTTGTGCTTCTAACTCGATAGCTAAAGCAAGTGCTAATTCTGATACAACAATTTCTTTAAATGCTTCAATACTTTCAGCGTCTAAACCAACACCAATTTCAATTTTAGCACTAGTTCTATATGAACCGAAGTTAATATCTCCAACAACTCCGCCATTAGCTTGAATTTCGTCGCCGTCTTTATCTTTATTAGCTCCGATAGCTGATAGACTACCAACACTTAAATTTCCTTTTACATTTTTTAAATCAATGAAATTCATTACATCAGATACTTCGCGCATTTCTGTAATAATCTCATTAGCTAGTTCTGTAGGAACTACAGCTTGACCATTTTGTAGAGTAACACCTCTAGTTTCATGTCCTGCTGACATCATGTATTTTAAAAATGATCTTACTTCTTTAGACATATTATTTCTTTTTTCTTCTGTATTCACAGTATCTCCTCCTTCTTTTTCTTCATCGTCTAAATCGGCTGTTGGTGCTGTTTCTTCGTTGTCTGGCTCAATAGTTTCATTTTCTAAGCCTTTAGCAATTTCTGCTCTTTTTTCAAGTGATTTTTGTTCTTTATTTAAGTTATCTAATTCTGTGTTAATTTCTTCTAAATTAACGTCTTTTTCTGTATCTTCTAAAAGTGATCTAATTTCAGCTTTTCTAGCTTTAATTTCATTTAATCTTTTTACGTTCATTTTCTTTTCCTCCTTATCGAACATTTTAGATTTTAGTTTTTGCTATACATTTTCTTCTAAGTTCGGCTTGCTCCAAAGCCTTTTTCTCTTTTTCGTACTCCACCGAAAAGAGATCCCTTGCAGAAATACTTGTTGTATCATAAGCTGGTATATCTACAGCTGATACATCGTATAGCTTTTTAATTCGAGTTATTGTTCTCGTATGTGTAGCTGCGTCGTATTCGTCGCCGTCTTCCGCTACTGTGAAAGCAAAACTCATTTTATCTATATAGCCACCTCTTATTTCTTCTAAGAGCTGTCTACCAAATTCAGTACCCCCTAAAAATGCGTCCATTTCCATACCAACATCGTTAATTGATAATTTTAATGTGTTATTTCTTAACCTTGCAGCTACATGGCCACCGTGATTATAATTGAATATAACATCTGACATATCGCATTTATCGAAAGCGTGGCGGTCTATTTGTTCCTTAAACTCTATACCGTCATACTCCCATAGAACAGTAGGGGTATTAAAAACTACTGGTACACCATGTACGTAGTCCTGTTCTTCGCCATTGTCGTTACGTTGTTCTTTTTTTAATTCAAAAGTACAAAACGCTCTATACTCACGACCAGTTTTATCAATTAAATTACTTTTTTTATTCTTCTCCATAATTTTGACCTCCTTCGTCAACATTTTTATTATCTAAATTATTGTCGTCGTCATTTTCATTTGATTTAGTAGTATCGTCGTCCTCTTTAGGTGGAGGAGTAGGATCACTATTATTACTATTACCTTTAGACTGATACTCGTCAGCTTTTTCAGCATTGATCCAGTTTAAAGATTGTAATATTTTATTACCTTCGCCATTAGGTAGTGGGGCCATGTTAAATATTTCTCTAATATCGTCCTTAGTTAATACACCCATTGGGGAAAGTTCCTTAACAACTGTAACTTTTGTACTTGTAGAAGCATATTGAAGTCTATTAGCTTCAAAAACTATTTCATTACCAAAATTACGTTCATTATCTGTAAATAAAATATTTGTAAAGCATTGAGACATCTGTATAGCTATTGGCTCAATAGATCCTTCATAAAAAGCGTTCCATTGATTTTCGTCAAATTTATTTTGTACGATATTTTCATTTACTCCAAAATAATCATAGATAGCATTTTTTGTATATGCTAATTGATCCGCAGAGATAGGGGTTGTCTTTTCGTTAATTGGTGTATATTCCATTTTTTGATCTGTTACTATAACGCCACTACCATTGGAAGACATTTTAAAGTTATTTTCTACAAACCTATCACGTGCTTTTGCTAAATCTTCGTCTTTTGAAGCAATTTTTGCTGATAAAATACCTCTAATACTATTTATCAATTTAGCTGCGTTAGATACTCCTTGATTTATTGTAGCGTTTTGTTCTAGTGCTGGTCTTAAAGCATTATTACTACTTCCGAATATATCATGATCGAAAAATTGACCTCTTAAATGTATTAAATCTTCGTAAGGTACAACTTTAACTTTTCCAGTTTTAAATATAAATCTAATATATAGCTGTCCGTTCTTTTCTTGTAATTTTAATTGTGTTGACATTAACGGCCATATATTTAGTAATTCTCCAGAAGAAGAATACTCTGGGTAAATAAATGCATTATTAGTAAGTTTTAAATTAGCTCCAACTTTGTAATAGAAACTATATGCTTCCATTAAACCATTAGCTCTATAATTTAATAATCTTTCTATTTTAGATTTACCCGTTTTTCCTTCGCGAACGTGTTTAGCTTTTAATTTTGCGAAGTTTCTACACCATGCGTCAACAGCACTCCTAACTATGTCCATGTCCCAAGCATTACCAGTATTTATGTAATACGTTGAGTTAAAACTGTTTAATAGCGTATACATATTAAAGTCAGTAGCGTTAACATTTTCTTTTGGCGTTTCTTTTTCGCCAAATATTGTTTTAAATAAGCCTCTATGTTTCATTTAATCACCCCACATTATACATAAAATCTTCATAATACTTGACATATAATACCCAAGCATTTAGTAGAGATACGGCTCCGTCTATTCTTCGACGTTCATTTATTTTTACGGGTTGAATATTATTCAAACCACTTTTTTTAACTGCTGTATTTGAAAGACACCATTTAAGAATAGGGTTGTTATTATAATTAACTTTTTTATCAGCTAGTGCTGCCCCCATTTCTCGCATAGGTTGAGACCAAGTATATGGTCCTTGTGCGACGGCTTCCATTTGAAAACCATTAGACGTCATTTCGTCCACCCAGTAACCAGCTAACGCTCTATCATAGCCAATATAGATAGGATCGATTTTATACTCTTGCTGCATTTGACAAAACCACTCTGTAACTTGAGAGTAATTAACACGATTTCCTTCACATACAGTTAGTAAGCCTCTATCACGCCATATTTTGTATGGTGCTTCTTGAGTATTCTTTTCGTCCAATTTATCTATCTTTGACTGAGGTAAAAAATAATGTTGTAAAACATATACTTTCTCGTCGTTAGCTTTTCTTACAAGTAAAGTAGAACACGTTAAATCGGTCGTAGCTGATAAATCGCAACCACCTATAGCATAAGTATTCTCTAATTCTTTAATATCAAAAGTTTCAGTATTGTTTATTTCGTCAAAGCTTAGCCAAGCGTTATTATCGTTTTCACGTATGTTGAAATCTTTACATAAAACTCCTGGTAATTCTTTAGGATCATTTTTTGCTGTTTCTACAAAACGTGAAAGTGTACTATAACTTTTGATAGCTCCTAAACCTGGGTTAGCTTTAACCCAACAAGCTGGATCAGTCCACTCATTACGATTATCTAATTCGTAAAGTATTGGTAAGAAATAGTTGTCTACAACTTCTCCGTCTGCAACTCTACAAGCATAATCATATTTATCGTCAAATATACACTCTCTAACTGTACCAGCGGTAGTAATCATAACAAGTAAAGGTTGACGACGTGAAGACATAGACTGCTTCATAACTTCATATAAGTTTCTATCCTTAATAGCGTGTAATTCGTCAATAATTACAGCATGACTATTTAAACCGTCTAGTGTGTTAGAGTCAGACGCTAAAGCTTCAAATATAGAAGACGTAGCATTGAAATATAAATCATTTCTACGCTTCTTTAAAACTGATCTTAACTCTGGAGACTGCTTAACCATGTTTACTGCTTCTGTAAGAACTTTCTTAGCTTGATCTTTCTTAGTAGCTACCGAATATACTTCGGCTGCACCTTCGTAATCTGCAATAAGCATAAATAATGCTATTGTAGATAAAAGTGTAGTCTTACCATTTTTACGACCTACTAAGAACATCGTCTCATTAAATCGTCGGTAGTTTGTTTCTTTATCTAAAAAACCGAATAAAGCTTGTATATATGCTTTTTGAAATAGCTCGAGCTTTAGGTCTGCGCCTAATTCTCCTTGAGACTGTTTACAAAAAGTTTCTGCAAACTCTATCGGTCTATTAGCCATATTTTCGTCAAAATAAAAAGGACAATTCGGATCGTCCATTTCTTTGACAAGTCGAGCATATACAGACTTAACCCTACGGCTGGTAAGTATTTCGCCAGACTGGATCTTATCGTTGTACTCTCTTATGTAATTCATAGATTATTTTCCTTTAGGCTTTGTAACAAAGTTCATAAGGGCGTTTCCTTCTTTAGTTCCAGGTAAACCTTCTGGCAATAGTTCGATTAGTTGCTTTATAATTGACGTATAATTTTTAATCATTGTGTTGTATGCACTAGCTTCGGTAGACATTTTAGTTCCGTATTGATCTTTGCCGTTTTGATATGTTTCCGAAACGCCATACTCACTGATGTAGTTCTCCAGTTTAGTCAATTCTACTGACATAAAAGCGGCACTTTCAATAAGTTTTTGTACCAAATTCTTTTTATCTTTTGGAATGTTTTTAAATATTTTTTTAAGTTTTTTTAACTCAGTAGAAAACTCTGGAACTTCTTTTAATTCTTTAGAATTAACTTCTTGATTTTCCATTTCAACACCACCTTTGACTACACCCCCCTCACACGACCGAAGCGGTCCGAAAAAGGACTCAAGCGCGGTTCATTAGAAAGCGCACTTAAATTATTTATGGGGGGTATTATTATTTTTTTTCTTTTATCTCGATAAGGACAGCTTGTAATGGATTTATTATAATTGACTCGCCGTCTATTGTCTCAAGTAAGACTGGATCATCAACTAAAGCCCTAGCTAGTTCTGTTACACTAGCGTTCCACTTAATCGTGTATGTTATAACACTGTAGTTAGTGTAAACTTTTATCTCCATAATACACGCTCCTCTCGATTAGATTACCTTCCTCGTCAAACATAAGGCTACTATCTGTAGGCATTTGTCCTTCATGCTCTAAAGCATGGCATACCCTACATAACAACTCAAGGTTGTCTTCTCCCAGTGTAATTGCTGGGTTATGAATATTAGAAGGTGTTAGCCATGTCTTATGATGTACTATAGCACCTGGTCCATTAGCACCATGACATCGCTCACATATACCATGTTGTTTATTGAAATAGTATTCTCTAGTAGCTCGCCAAGCCTTAGATAAATAAAACTCTTTAGCAAAGTCTTTAGCCATAATACCACCTCAAATAAACACAAAAAAACACGCGGTATTTAAACACGTGTGTTTTCAACTTTCTAATAATTTCATTGTACCAATTATAATTGATAAAAATTGCTATGTCAACAACACGATTATTGCGTGGGTTATTGCATTTTGTCAAGCTTTTAATAATTCTTCTAAAACATCATTAGGGAATAAATAAACCTTGATTTCATTGATTAAACGCTTTTGTTGGCGCCATATTGTAGTAGGATCTTTCTCGAAGTATTCGGCTATTTCTTCTTGTGTTTTTCCTTCAAAATATTTTAACTTAATAATTTCTATGTATTTATCAGTCTTTAATTTTCGAAGTATTCTGTCAATACGATTTATAACTAATTGTGTCTTTTTAATGTCTCGTATCAAGCCGTCGATTATTTCTTGTTCTATATCACGATCTTCATTTCTACTGCCTTCGGACATTTTAATAAAACTTGTTGATTTTCCACGTAGTCCTACGGTTTCAATTTCTTTTATTTCTTCTTCACGATCTTTTATTGAACTTTTTAAATCGTTATATTTATACAAAAGAGCTTCGGTATTTTTATACGTAGCATTTACTCTACGAAAAACACCTAATTTCTGTAATTGTTCTATTGTGAACTTTGTTATTTCTTTAAAATCAATTTCTTGTGATATTTCGTTGTTGGCTGTATCAGTCTTACCAGCCATAATTAGATCCTCCATTTCTTAAATTATTTTTTCTTACTCATAATGTACTTAGTTATTGCGTTATCTAAACCAGCATAAATTATTATACTGGCAATTATAATACTAATTCCTAACCACGTCATTTTTTACCACCTCCGTATCAAATAAACATAATTGTTTTTCTTTTTTTGATTTTTCCATTGGTGGAGGAGAATAGGAACTTATACAATTTTCACATAAACATTGTCCTAAAAAATCTACGCCTTTTAAAATTGCAAACTTTCCGCATTTATCGCATTTATCTTTAAATTGTTTTTTCTCCGTCATTTTCGTTTACCTCAAGCTGCGTTAATTCCATATATTTACAAAAGCACTCCTCTGAACAAAAGCAATTTTCTTCTTCTGTATCAAAAAAGTTAACTTGTAAACAATTATCTAAACATTTAAAATAACTGTCTTCAATTTTTGCTCCGCACTCAGAGCAATGTAACTCTTTTTCTTCCATTTATTTTAAACCTCTTTCCTCAAAATAATTTTTAACTAAATCTTGATGTGTTGTATCAACAATTTCATTTTCATTTTGGAAATGTACTATTACAGTACCACCAACATTGTTATAAACTTCGAAATATTTAACACCTTTAACTTTTGAGTAGGTGCTAGGGCCTTTTTCAATTCTAGCTCTTGAAACTCTAACGTCTCCAAACCAATATAATTTAGATCTTACATAAGCTCCGAAGTCTTGTCGCCATTGTTTTTGATTAAAGTTAATTGATAATTGTTTGACGTTCCAGTTAGAACGATAAGTCTTTGGCATAATTACACCTCCCATTTTTTAAAGTTTCTGACATAAGATCAATAAACTTTACTTTTTCGTTTCGATAAACTTTATGTCCACAATGATTACATATTTGTATATCTGGAGCATATACTGGAAAATACAAAGTATGAGAGCATTTACATTTAACTCTTATTTTAGCTAGTTCGTCAAAATACTTTGTTTTTTCTTTGTAATTCATTTTTTATCTTCCTTTTTAATCTCATTTAATCTAGTCCAAAGTATTTTTTGACACCCACAATTCGGACAGTCTATAGCGTCATATTTTTTGACACCGTTTAAAGCTGACATTGCTCCAGTTGTCTCAGCTACTGTTTTAACTTTTTCTTTTTGAATATAAAATTTAAAATTACATATATTACATTTTATTTTTTTTACCATGTTTTTTATGTCCCTCCATAACTATAGCTTTTAAAACTTTCTTTTCTTGTCTTAATTTTTTATTTTCTTTTTTTAATTTAGCCATTTCTGCTGGCTCTCCTAATTTTTCCATAAATAACTTAAATAATTCGTCTTTTAATGCACTCTCTAAAGTTTCAATTTTATTTTCAAGCGTATTTATGTATTTTTGTTTAGGAGATATATAACCAACTAGTTTATTTTTAAATTTAGTCGCCATTACTTGATCCTCCAAGTTCTAATTCTATACCGTCAATATTTCCATTTATTTTATTGCAGCAATGTGTTATTAAAGTACCTAAATCTTCTCCTCCTATTAGTGTTATACGATGACTACCAGTTGTTGCTAAAGTTGTATGTATAAAATCTAATATTCTTGATACAGAAGCAATTCTATATTCTAAAAGATCCTTTTCTATCTCATTATCAAGTTTAGATACAGAAGCAATATGTGTGTCTCTTTCATTTTTTTTAAGTTTTATTGAGTCATAAATATTTAATAAATGATTTCTATCTAATTCCATTTTTAACCTCCAATTCCTAGTATTATGAATTTTACTAAATGACATAATTCTGTTAAATTGGGAAGATATACCCTAAAAGTATAATTTTCCCTAGATTTTATAACCATTCTCCCGACGTCGGGAAGATGTTATTTTTTTATTCAATTTACAATTTTTCATTTTGTAAAATTGCTATTGTTTTTTTAAAAATACTGTAATATAGTATCTTCAATTTCTTGTATACATTTACAATAATGATAGAACTTACTGTCCCCCTTATGTGTATGTTTTTCTACTCTTAATCTATAATCGTGGTCGTTTATTCTTCTTATACGAAATATGTAATTATTTTTCTTAAATGAGAAATAATTTGGATCATTAGGATCACTATAACCATTAGTGCATTTTGCTTTATAAAAGAAATCAACCATTAAACGCCACAAAGACTCAGCTTCCATAGTTGCCACCACTCCTTAATAGTGTTCCATTTTCTAAATATTCTATCGTTAACTGGCTTCCAGCTTTAGACTTAACATATTCTCTTAATTTACCACTTATAACAGTAAACTATAATGTTTTTCTAATTGATAAACTAGTTCATCAATAGAAGGACGTATACCTTTTAATAAACGATAAACTAGTTTAGCGTCTTCGTCATAAAGAGTAGATAAAACTCTTATTAAATCTTTTTCATGTCGTGCAACTGTTAAAGCTGCATGATCTTTATTTTCTGATAAATCATAGCCAATATTTAAAACATCTCCGTCGATTTCTTGTAAATATCTATTTAGATTATCTAGTTTTAAAGGTTTAGCTTTTAATTTTACTTCTTCCATAATAGACCTCCTTAGATCCATATAATTTTATCTTTAAGTGCGTCGATGTTATAACATACCCAGCAGCAGCCAGTATTAAAACTTGTCGACTTACCTAAAAACTTAATTCTTTTTTTAAATATCAATATATTTAATTTATCAATATATTTTTCATACATAGCTGCTCTAGTAGGTGTTTCTAACGTAGATAAGGGAAGCAATAAACAAAATGATTTAATAAGGCCCAGGTCTACTAGTTCAAATGTCCTCTTAATTATCTCGTTCTGTTGCGAAAATGGAGGGTTGCTTATTAGTAGATCACAGTCTTTAGGTGGCAATGTAGTAAAAAAATCATTACCTAAATCGTCGAATATATGAGTTGCTTTATATTTTAAATTAAGTTCGTCCGCCTTTAATTTAAAATGGCTATCATAATTATTAAATGGAAACCATATTTGTTTATATTCTTCGATATGTATTAAATCATATATATTTTCTACAACCCAGCGAGGCGTAGCTACATGATCTTTATTTTGCTTTTTATCTATTTCGTAAGTAGTACTATTATCAATAAGAGTTAATTGTTCTTGCGTATTCATTAACCTAAGTAAAAACTCTTTCTTTTTTCTAGCTTGTCCTCTTTGTCCCAACAGATATATCTTAACGTTACTGTTTCGCTAGAGTGATTTAGCATTTCTGATAAACCTATTAAATCGCCAGTAGTTTCATAATATTGTCGCGCAAAGTATTTTCTTAAAGAGTGGCAGCCTACAACGTAACTAATTTTCACATCTTCGGCTAGTTCTTTTATTATTTGCCAAGCTCTTTGTCGTGTAATAGGTTTATTAGTACCTTTACGACTTTTAAATAGATATTCTCCTTCGACTAATTCATTACGATTTATATAACTTTCAATATCTTTAACTAAAGAAGGGTGTAAATCAAAAGCTTGTTCTTTATTAGTTTTAAATTCCCTGGTATAAATACCACCATTTTTAAAATTATCGACTTTTAATTGTAATAGATCTTCTATACGAAATGCTAAATTTCTACCTAGATGTAGGATCATATAATTACGGTCCCATAAATACTGTTGTTCTTTATCTTCATTATCAAGGGCCTCATTATACTTCTTTTTACATATTACTATCATATTGTTTAAATCTTCTTTTTTAAAAGGAAATACAGTCTTGCGGCCAAACTTAACCCTAAATACTCTAGGCATAAGATCACTCCTTACTTATTCTTATTTTGTTGTAATCTATCTGCTTCGTCTTCTAAATCTTTTATTTTATTTTCCACATCTTTAAAAGCTGTATAATAACCAGCAGCTAGAACTTCCTCTTGTGTAGCGTTTTTAACTGTTGCTTTACCGTATTTATCTTTAGTAATTTTTTGCATATCTTTTACATAATCTTTAATAGACTGATTTATAAATATAAGTCTTACTTCACGTTTATTATGAATATCGATACCTTTATATAAATCGTCTATAATATTGTCTTTATCTTGTAGTGCTGCATTATAACCAATAAACATAGCTAAAGCACCAAATATTAAACCAACAATTAAACATATAAAACTACTCATAATATTCCCCCTCAATTTCTCCAGTATATGGATCCACATTGTCATAGTAAAAATCTTCGTACCATGTTTGATTTTCAACACAAGATGTAAATAATTCGTATGTTTCTTCATACATCATTTTATATCTAACGTTGTCATATTCTAATTTTTCATTTTTAATTGTTAATGCTTCATTTTCTTTAGCTACTTGATTTATTTTATCGGTTAAATCTTCTGCTATGGCTGTAAATAATAAAGCCCAACATGTAACTATAACAAAACTTCCGAATAGTAAAGTCATTACTATTGTTTTAAACTCGTCTGTTAAAGTATAATCAATAAACATTTTATAACCATTTTTTATTTTTTCTTTCATAATTATTTTTCCTTTCTATGATCCCAACTAAAGGGTTCAAATATTTTATTAAAATAGTCTTCTTCCCACATTAAGTTATACATAGGTTGTTGAACTTTTCCGTTGCAATAGTCCATAACAGTTTGATAAGATACATATAAATCTTTAGCTGCTTTTCTAGCTGATGGCCAGTCCCTTATAATCTCATTATCTTTAATTTCTACGACACGTTGAGATTTAGAAATATGTCCCGTCAATTTTCCTAGTTCTTTAAGACTAACAACTTTTAAGTTATATACACGGTTGTCATTTTCCATTTTATTTTTATGATATACACGTTCGTTAGTAGCTAATTTTTTAATAAAGTAATGTGCTACTAAACGAGCGCAATTAAAATCTTTATCTTTAATCTTAACCATAAATAAATTATGTTTCCTAAAAGGTTTTAAATATCTATAACCATTTTTAGGGTTTTTCTTTCGAAATCTACCATAATTAGAAACTTGATAACGTGTATCATATTCAATAGATTTCCATATTTCATTAGTTATTTGAAACATTTTCATATTCTTTTAAAATTGTTTCTTCAAATTTAGTTCTTGACTCTTGATTAAGAGGGTGTGCTACATCTTTATAAGTACCGTCTGGCATTTTTTGACTAGGCATAGCTAGAAATAAACGATTATCTCCTTTAATAATTTTAATATCTGTTACAATAAATTCTTTGTCTAGTACAGCTGTAGCAACTCCTACTAAACGTGAATTTTCTTCTGCTTCAATTCTTTTTACTTTTACACTTGTTATTTTCATTAGTTAGCCTCCTTACTTAATTCACTTTGAAGTTTATAACCTTCAAGTTCCCATATTTTATTAGTTAATTTTTCCATACAGATTTCTTCTCCAATTTTCATATCGAAATTAGTAGGATCTACACAACTAGAACTAACTACTATTTCAAAGCCATTAGGTAGCGCAGCCATTAAGACTGTTGTCTTATCTCCGTATTTTTCTGTTTTTATTAAAGTGTTAGATAAAATATTATCTATATCTTGTTTAGTTATCATATTTTTCATATTTTTTTCCTTTCTAAATATCTCCGTCTTCTAGCCAGTTATAGTCAAATAACTCAATATCTATACTTTCTCCGCGAGCTGTTCGTTCGGAAGCCCATTTTTCGTATAATTCTTCTGTACGTTTATTCCATTCGCTAAAAGTTATATCTTTATGAGCTAATTTAAAAGTTGGACCTTCTGGCAGTTTGCATTTATGTTTCTTCATGCAGTAAAAGCAACTTTCTTCTTTAAATTTTGATCCTAAATGACATTTGATATTACCGCGCGCGTTTATTTCACACACACTTTTATTATCATTATCATTGTCATTATCATTATCATTGTCATTATCATTATCATTGTCATTATCATTGTCATTATCATTGTCATTATCATTATCGGTATTTTTGGTATTTTTAGGTATACCAGTTTTACCAGTGGTATTTTTGGTATTCCACCTTTTTTTAATATTTTTTCTATTTCTTTCACAGATGTTATTAAACTTTTCTTTATCAATATCAAGCTGAGTTTTAATAAAACTAAAAGCCATTTTTAAAACTCCTTCAAACTGAGGTAAAGTTCCGTCTTTATCATAAAGAAGCATAGCTCTAATAAGACGGCCTAATTCTTCGTCTGTAAGTAATTCAAAGTGCTCGGCATATTGATAATAAATAATAAAGCTATTCTTCATGTCTTTACCTCCAATCTTCCCATTTTTGACTTTTCCCCCTAAAGTATGGTATAATTAGAGAGTAAATTATAAGAAAGTTTACATTTTGATTTATGAGTTCTAGTCCAATTCATAAATCTTTTTTTATTATTTAGACTCATAATTATTTACCTAACGAATATTGACGTACATCATAATAAGAACAAGTATAACCTCTATCAAGATCACATTGTTTAGCTAGTTCGTCAAAATCGTCTATACCTTTCTTTAAAATAAACCCTAGTATTAAACCAATTAAAATTGTTAATAATATATTTAGGGTAACCTTTACCCATTTTTTTAGTTTTCTTTTTGATTTTTTCATAATAGTTTCTCCTTCGTTATTTTTAAATGAAATTGTATTTATTACTTTGTTTCATTTTTTGAAGCTGCTTAGCTGTATAAAACCATTTAGAAGTATCAACACCACGTTTTTGAGCTTTAATAGCTATATCATTTATAGTGTCATATATGTTAGTTAAATATTTTTTTATATCGTCTTCTGTAGGTATTGCAGCAACACATACTTCAATTTTTGTTTGTCCGAGATTAAATTCTCGTACTGTGTGATAGCTTTCGTTTTCTTTCATTTCAACACCTCATTAAAGTCTATGTTAATTAGTGTCTGATGTTTCGGTTGGTGGTGTGCTTTCGGCGTAAATAAATTCGTTAGGATCTAAACCTAAGGCCTTAATGATGTCTACAAATTTATCTGCGTCTAATTTTATTTTTCCGTTCAATACCATACTTAAAGTATTTTCTGGAATTCCAGTTTTTTCAGATAAGAAATTTTGTTTTATTCCATTGTCTTTAAGATATTTATTGACTCTTTCATAAACCTTCACAAAAATACCTCCTTTTATTTTTCTAAACTCCAAGTATCTTGAAGTTATCTTCATTATTCCATAGTTCTTGAATAAAGTCAATACATTTTTTGAAAATTATTTCAAGTTTCTTGAATTTTTGTATTTACTTGACATTTTTTAAATGATATAATTTAGGTAAGAGAGGTGGTAAATATGTCATTAGGAGATAATATTAAGAACGCAAGAATTAAAAAAGGTCTCAGTCAAAAAGAACTTGCAGATCTTATAAGTAATGAAAATATTAAATTTGGTAATACAGCCATTTCTAACTGGGAAAATGGTACAAGTAAACCAGACGCAGATACATTATGTCTTTTATGTGGTGCGTTAGGTGTTGACGCTAACTATTTGTTAGGTTGGGAAGAAATGAAAGCCACAGAAGATATTAAAGATAGACTAAAACAAGCTCTTAAAGAAAATGATTTTTTTGAGGGAGAGGATCTATCAGAAGAAAATTTTGATAAGTTATTAAAATTTATTGAAAGAAACAAAGATTTTATAATAGATAAAAAATAAAAAAGCATATCTACTTAGAGATATACTTTAATAATTTGATAAGTAAATTTATGTCTATGTGATTTTTAATTAGTATGTCATATAGTTCATCATATTTGCTTTTCACATTTACCCCCTCCTCGAGGAGACTATTATAAATATTAAATTTCTATTTTACCAATTATTACCGGAAAATGTTCGAAAAGTGCGCGAAATGTCATTTTTAAGGTCTAAAAGGTATTTATTATCACAAAAAGTTAACTTTTATTACATTTAAAGCATAAAAAAAGACGCCTCATGCGCGAACATGAAGCGTTGAAATGAAAAACCAATAAGCTATCACACTTAAACAAAAATAGAAGAAAACTACCAACTATAATTGTAATAGGTTTTTCTATTACATTATAGCATAAAATTATAAAGAAAGAAAGTGTTATAAGTATGAATTTAAAAAGATTTTTAGAAATTATGAATTTACCTCTAAATCTCACAGTAGACGAGATTTTAGAAAGTTTAATAATATATTTACGTAAGTCTCGTAAAGATATGGACTATTTTAAAGACGAGCCTATAGAAAAGACTCTACAACGTCATGAAAAAGAATTACAAGACTTCATTATAAATATTTTTGGTAAACCTATACCAGAACATAATATTTATAGAGAGGTTGCTTCTGGAGATACTATTGACGATCGTCCAGTAATGCAAGAGGTATTATCTATAATAGAAGAAGATAATATAAAAGGTGTTGTATGTATTGAAATAGAACGTTTAGCGCGTGGTAATACTGTAGATCAAGGAGTCATAGCTCAAACTTTTCAGTACACAGATACTAAAATAATAACACCAATAAAAATATATAACTTAGACAATGAGGACGATTTATCATATTTTGAAGACGGCTTATATCAAGCAAGAAAATATTTAAAATATACAAAAAGGATCTTAGCTAGAGGTCGTCTTCGTAGTGTAAAAGACGGTAAATATGTAGGATCAATATTGCCTTACGGTTTCAATAAGGTAAAATTAGAAAATGAAAAAGGTTATGTTTTAGTAGAAAATAAAGCAGAGTCAAAAGTAGTAAGACTTATAGCTGATTTATTCTTAAATGGCTTAAATACTACTTATACTGTTAAAGATAACGATACAGTATCTACTATAGCTAAAACTTTCGGTACTAGAAAAGATACAATAATTGCATATAATTTAAACTTAAAAGTAGGTTTAAATATAAAATTAACAGTTAATAATAAAAGTATAAATTATACTATTAAAGAAAATGATACTTTAGATACTATAGCAGCAGCTCATAAAATAGAAATAAATAAAATACATATTCCTAACAATATTTTTACATCTGGAGAAGTTATTAAAATAATATTAGAAGATATGAGACCTACTAATATATCACATTACTTAAATTACTTAAAAATACCTCCTAGAAAGTCTAAAGACTGGACCGCTAACATGATAAGAAATATATTAAAAAGTCCTACAATTTATGGCTATTTAACGTGGGACAGACGTAAAACTACTAAAACATTAGTAAACGGACATATTATTAAGAAAAACCCTCTAAATGATAATTATACGCTTGTAGAAGGAAAACATACAGCTATATTAAATGAAGAAATTAAAAATAAAATAGAGGCTAAATTAGAAGCTAATAGCATTAAAACTGTACCAGAAGAAAAAGAATTAAAAAACCCTCTTGTAGGGCTAGTCGTATGTAGTTATTGCGGTAATAATATGACGCGAAGACCTTATTACGTTAAAAAAGGTGCTAAAGCTGTCAAAAAACGTGTTTACGATGTAGATAAACATAAATTAAGATTATTATTAAGAGAACATAAGGGTAATTATAGTCTTAATGATATAGCTAGAGCTCTAAAAGTATCTAAAAATTGCGTGGATCATTGGTTTAGTTCTACTGACGATAAATTCTCAATGCCACACGCTGATAAATGGGAAGATTTAAAACAGTTATTAAATATTAGTACTGACGAGTTCGACGCTGCAATTACTACATTTGAAGAAAGAATTACACCAGCCCATGTAGATACTTTAATATGTAGTAAGCCAAGATGTAAATGTGTTTCAAGTGATTTAGAATTAGTAGAAGATAAAATATTAAAAACATTAAATTTGATAAAGAAAGAATATGATTTATATATAAATAATTATGAAGAAGAAGTAAAAAAAGAAATTACTAATAATAATGAGTTAATAGAAATAATAGATCATGAAATAGATAAAGTTAAAATACAATTAGAAAGAGCGTGCGAATTAGTAGAAACTGGAGCATATACGCAAGATTTATTTATTAAACGTAAAAAGATACTAGACGAGCAGCTAGAGTCATTATTTAATCAAAAAATAGAATTATCTAAAAATAATAATAAAGAAAAAGAATTAAAAACTAGAATAAAAGCTGTTCCTATAATAGAAGATGTATTGACTAAATATTCTAATAGTTTAACAGCAGAAGAAAAAAACGAATTATTAAGTACTATTATTGATAAAGTAATTTATACAAAAGATAAAGGCGGGAGATATTTAAAAGAAAACTTTTCATTAAAGGTTATATTGCGCGTCTTTGACTGATAACGAAATTGTAGCAATTCATTAGAACATTTATGTTATCAGTTAATAAAACTATAAATAAAATAAAGCAAAAAAAAAGAACTAGCCGAAGCTAGTCTTTTAATTTTATGCTATTTAACTCTTAATTTTTGTCCTGGGTAAATTGTATCAGATGTTAGACCATTTAATTTTTTAATAGTTGTATACATATTACCATTTCCGTAATATCTAGCAGCTATATTCCATAAACAGTCTCCACGTTTTACTGTGTAATATTCAGCACTAGAAGCGGTATTATTACCAGTTCCTAATATTTCATTTACACGTTTTTGTACGGCGTTATAATCATAACCAGCAGCAGTTAATCTATTAACACGGTCGTTTCCATTACCCCAAGCTCCGTTAATAACTTCGTGAGCTAAAGTTTCAACTGACTTTGTATTAGTAGGTGTAGAAGGTGTAGAACCACCAGACTTACTATAACCATTTAAACCGTGTTGTTTCATTAAAGCTGGGTAATCATAATAAGCATAGTCTTGATCTACTGTTCTACCAGCTACAGTATGACTTCTTATATAGTTAGTTTCTCCACCGAATTGAGTCATACCACAATTATAACCAGTATATGCTACAGAAGACCAACGAGCCATCCACCAGTCATATTTAGCATTTAATGTTTTACCATGACAATAGTTGTTATAGAAATCTACGTTAGTATATACAGAAAACCAATAACCAGCTCCTTCTATTATTTCTCCAAAAGCTCTTATCATAGCGTCGTTAGTGTCTTTAGATAAAGCTTTTTGACATTTATCTTCCATATCTAAACAGATAGGGTATTCGAATTGTTTACCTTTTAAATGATTTAATAAAGCTCTAGCTTCTGCCTTAGCTTGTTCTACGTTAGTAGCATAAGAATATAAGTATGCTCCAACTGGTATGCCTAAAGACTTACATTGTGAGTAAAATGTTTCGAATTGATTATCTTTAGTAGTAGAGAAACCAGCTCTCAATATTGCGAATTGTACACCTTCGTTTTTAGCGGCTGCTAGGTTAATTCCTTTTTGCCAACTACTAATATCTATTCCCCATTTTTTCATAAATATATACCTCCTTAATCAATTTTGTTTTCTTCTAAGTTGTTAGTACCTTCTGTACCTGGTGCTACTTCTTTGTAGTCTTCTGGTAATTCTTCTACAT